AGTTAAAAAAGTAAAAAGCCCAAAAAAATAGGAAAAATTTAATAGCATTGAAGGAAAACAATGTCAAAAATTAATCAGAGAGCCAACAATGAATGAAATTGAAATTGATGATATAATTAATCAAAGAATAGAAGAAGGATTAATGTATAAAATAAAATAATACTCTTAAAGGGATACGCCTGCTATGCCCGGAAGAGAAATGCAGGCACATAGAAATGTAAGGAGGATAAAAAGCGAGAAATGACAAAACAAAATTTAGAAATTCTTGAATTTGAAGATAAGAAAACTACTGCTGGAAAGCGATATACAAGATTTAAAACTGATGAAGGCTGGATGTCTTGTTTTGATAAAAAAAGTTGTGAAGCTTTGAAAGATAAAGAAGGAGAAACTGTTTCTGTTGATGTTGCCGAAGCAAATGGCTTTAAAAATATTAGAAAATACCTGGGCAATGCTAAAGAGAGTGATGACGATGAAGAAGAAAGCGAAGAAGAAGAAAAGCCTGCAAAAAAAGAAGCTGTTGTGCAAAAAACTTTCAGTAAAGAAACTCCAAAATCAATGCTTGTAAGTTATGCAAAAGATTTACTTGTTGCTGGATGGGAATTTGAAAAAGCTGTTAAGGCTGTCAAAGATCTTGAAAAGGCCTTTGAGCCAGAAATAGCAAAACCTAAAAGAAATCTGAAAAAAGAAATTGTGCAGTATTTACAGAAAAATCCCGATGGAGTTGAAATTTCAAAATTGATGGTTGATTTAAAAATCAATGAAGCAGAAACTCAAATTGAAATAACAAAACTTCTTGACGAAGGAATTGTGTTTGAGCCTAAGCCTGGAAAAGTCAGATTTTTATAAAATGGCTTGCAGAATTAAATCCACTCCAGAAGAACAATATGCAGCTGAAAGAAAGAGATTTTTAGCAAAGCAAAAACATAAACCTGTTGTTGCTGAAAAGCTTGAAAGAAGAAATATCAAACAAGAAGAAAAAGCAAAAAAGAGATTTAATTCAAACGACTTCAATTAATTCCAATTTTTTTAATCCCTTATTTTTTGTTTGAAGGCAAAATGGAAACTTTAAAATGTGAAGAATGCGGAGGAACAATTCCTTTTAATCATAGATGGAATGGCTACGCTGGAACTCCTGCAAAATATTGTAGCAAAGCATGCAAACAAAAAGCTTACAGAAAAAGAAAAAAAAGTGTTATGCTATGATCATAGAGTAACGATTATTTTGTATCTTTAGTTTAATGGAAAAACACTTCACTTGTAATGAAGAAATCCAGGTTCAATTCCTGGAAGATACTTTTTTTGCCCTCACTTCCTGTCATCCCTAGCCACCGAAATCCTTAATAAGTTTGAATTCTTAAAAAGCGGAGCTTTTTAAACCAATCTAATTCAGAATCCAGCCGCCTTGTGTGCAGGAAGCTCAAGGCTGCAAGATTTGTGCCCAGGATGCCTACCGGCTCGGGCAATTTACAAAAACCCGTAAAAGGCAGCTCATTCCATTCGCTTAACCTTTTAGGGGTTTTGGGCTCCATTCCATTCCGCCCGGATGATTAGAGGAAACAGGAAGTTTCTAAATGGGTTGGCGGGCTCAATCCTTCGCCCGCCAGAGCTCCAAACCAAATCCTCGCAAGTTCATAAGACTGTCATGAATGTTCTTGAAATTCCATTTGAGAGTTTCCATAGGAAACCAAGGGCTCCGCCTCTCAAATCGAATTCTCTGAATTCCAAAAGACAGACTTATGAAGATTTCTCCGAAATCCAGAGTGATTTGGGTTGGGAATGAGTTGAAGCGCTCCAATATTTGAAGTGTCGCGCTTCCGCGCTCCGCAATATTTGAAGCGCTCCGCGCGGTTATACGAAATTTTATAGAAAAGATTTATAAATGTTTTGTAGGTTATTATTATTATTATTATTCATTATTACATACATTTATATATATGTATGTATGTAATATTTCTATATGACAAATAGAATGATTACAATTCCAGAAGATTTGAATGATAAATTGAAGTTAGAAGAAAATGCATCTAAATTAATTCAGCAACTTTTAAACAATCATTATAATTTAATTCAAACTCCAAAAGAAAAGCTTGATGAAGTAAAGCATGAAATTGAAAAGAAAACTCAAGAAGCAGAAGCTTTAATAAATAAAGTAAATGCAATGGAATTAAAGAAAGCTGAGATTTTAAATAATCAAATTGCAGAAGCAGCAAAAGAAGAAGACAGCACAAGAAGATTACAATTAAGAAAACAATTATTTAGAGAAGCATTTAATAGTTATGATATTCCAAAAGAAAAGATTGAAGATTTATTTAATGAGTTTATGAAAATGTTTGAAGAAAATAAGATTGAAAGAGTTGTTGAATTTATGCAATTAAAACAAATAGAAAGAAAGCCACCTAAACAATTGAGATAATTTAAATGCCTAATTCAAATTATATTAAAGGAAGAAAAAAAGAATATGCAATAATAAAAGAATTAAGAACAGTTGGATTTGATATTGTTCAAAGAACTGCTGGTTCTCATTCTCCAATAGATATTATAGCTATTGATAAAATAAACAAGAAGATTTTATTTACACAATCAAAACCAGATAACTTTTCAAAGAGTGAATCAGACAAAATAAAAAAAGAATTGAATTATTTAAACGGTTTATTCAAATGTGAGTTTATAATCAGATGAAATATACAATTAATTTAAAGTTTTATGTAATTTGTTTAATCTTTTATATATTTATCTTAACTTTTTATTATTTTTCTTATAACTTTTCTATTTTTCTTTTATTTTTCTTTTATTTTTATATGTTTTTAATTAATATTTATAATTGCGAATCTTAAATTAAATTGTTTATATATTATCTACAATCCCACAAAAAATTTTATGGAAAAAAATCAGACTTTTGACGAGCACGAGGAACTCCTGCAACTTCAAGCGATGATAAAGGCTCTCCCGAATGATGCAGGCCCAATACAGGAAAGAGATCTCCAGGAGATATTTTCCCAGGAGGACTTATGAAAGAAATGCCAATCCAGCAATATTGTGAAAACTGCGGGAAAATGATGGAGTGGGATTTCATAGATAGGAAATGGGTTTGTCCGTGCTGTGAGGTTGAAGATGAATTATAATTTATTTCGTCCATGGGAAAGCTTAGACCCCTGGCAAAAAGAATATATTGCTGAGCCAATAGACCAGGATGATTTTCTTCTATGCGGCAGACAGGTTGGAAAAACTACTGCAATGTCAATAAAAGCTGTGGAATTGTGTGTGCATCAAATGAAAAGAGGTGAAGATGTTTTAATTGCTTCAATCACTGAGAAACAAGGTTATTTTATGTTAGCAAAGGCTCTCGCGTATGCAAATGCAGTTTATCCGGATATGATTGTTACAAAGGGAAAAGACAAACCTACAATGCACATAATTAAATTCAAAAACGGAACAAGAATTCTCTCCTATGCCGCAGGAGAAACAGGAGAAGGTTTGAGAGGTTTAACTGTGAAAAAATTATTTATTGATGAAGGCTCTCGTATGTCAAGAGAGTTTTTTATTGCTGTAAGCCCTATGTTGTCAGTTATTGGAGGAAGTATGGATATTGCCTCTACTCCATGCGGAAAAGAGGGATTTTTCTTTGATTGCTCTAAAGATGAAAGATTTAAAAAATTCTACATTTCTGCGGAAGATTGCCCAAGACATACAAAAGATTTCCTGGAAAATGAAAAAGTGAGACTTGGAAAAACTGCATACGCGCAGGAATACCTGGCTATTTTTATGGATGAAATGAGAAGAATTTTCTCTGATGAATGGATTAAAGAAGTTTGTAAAGCAAAGCGCGGAGAAATTGTTATCTCTGTAAAATCATACATCGGGATAGATGTTGCAGGCTTTGGAAAAGATATTACAACTTATGAAATATTAGAATTTATTGATAAAAATAAAATAATTCAAATTGAAAATATTATTGAAAAAGGAAATTTAACAACTCAAACTTCGGATAGAATAATTAATTTAAATAATATATATAAATTTTTAGGAATTGGAATTGATGATGGAGGAATTGGATTTGGAGTTTATTCAGAATTAATGAGAAATGAAAAAACAAAGAGAAAAACAACTCCTTTAAATAATGCATCAAGAGCGACAGATGCCGACGGAGAAAAGTCTAAAAAATTATTAAAAGAAGAAATGTATATTAATTTATTAATTTATGGAGAGCAAAAAAGGATCTCTTTATTAGATGATGATGAAGTCAAAGCCTCACTTTCTTCAATTCAGCATGATGAAACTGGAAAAATATATGGAAGCGACTCTCACATTGTTGAAGGAATTATAAGAGCCCTATGGCTTATAAAAACAAAAGGTTTAAATCTTTTCGTTCATACATTCTAACATGGCATATACCGGAACAATTGTTACAGCTGCTGAAATGACTTTTATGGCAGGAGAATTTGTTGATGCAACAGGAAATGTTGAAGCAAATCAAAATTATCTTGCGTATTATGCAGAGGCTTATCTCTGCAATTTATTGAAGTATGATATAGTAACAAATTGGGCTTCTCTAAATGCAAATAAAAAAAGAATTCTCACAGAATACGCTGCAAGATTTGCTGCAATAACTTTAATAGGATATAACATGGCTTTGTGGATCTCTGGGAGTTCAAGAATTGAAGCAGAAGATTTAATTAATATTCACTGGGCAAGATGTGAAGACATAAAAGAATTATTATCAAAACAAGATTATAGAGATTATTTAATAGCTACTTAAAATGTTAAAACTTGGAAAAAATGAAGTAAAGAATGAATTATTTGAAACTTCAAAAAATGATGAAACGGGTTTTGGAACAAAGCCAACAGAAAAGAAAGCATTGATAACACAATATTTAGGAATTTCTCCATTTGAGTTTTTTCCAACAGACCCACAAACAGATAGAGCAGGATTTGATTATCAAAATGGAAGTTTCAGAGGATTAGCGCCATCCGGAGTTTCATCTGGAGCACAATGTCCAGTTCATTTAGAAGATGGAGCAATAATAAAGGCATTTATTGTTTATGGAAGCGATACAGGAACAGGATTTTATTTGTGGAAAAGAAAAGTGAGTGATGCAACTCCAACACAGATTGGAGGAACTGCAAATGTCGGAACAGAAGTTACAGGAGTTAATGAAGTTGTTAATAATAAAATAAATCATTATTTTTTAACATTAGACCAGGTAAATTCTACAAAATCAATAAATGGAGCAAGAATTACATATTTAATTGAAGGAAGATAAAAATAAACATTTAAATACATGTTTTAACATATTTTCACATGGATATAACTAATGCAGTTGTTGGAACTTCAAACACTGACTCTTATTCTGATAGAACAGGAACAGACACAGATTTTTACAATGGCGGAAGTTTAGCAACTGATGGAATTACAGGTTATGAAAGCAATTACACTCCGAAATTTGATAGGTGGCATAAATATTATGTTGAAGTGCCGGTGTTTGCTGCAATAATTGATACTCTCGCATGTTGGGCAGTTGGAAAAGGATATAAAGCTGATGAAAATAATTTAAAGAAAATAAAAAATATTAAGGGATGGGGAAAAGATGATTTTAATACAATTATAGAAAATTTAACAAGAGTATGTTTGATGTGTGGGGACTCAATGGGTGAAGAAGTAAAAGATAAAGCATTAAGATTAACAAATTTAAAACCTCT